TTGGTCTCGGAGGAGGAGCCGGATTGCTTGGCCTCGGAGCCTTAACAATACCGGTTATCGGAGGAGCTGCGCTTGGCGTTGGCTTGATCTTGAAGAAGATTCTCGGCCACAAGACGATTGAGGCGCCATTTACAAAAGATCCGAATGAGATTGAGCGGAGTCGATCAATTTTGTTCTTTACAGGCATGGATGAAATGCGCAGGTTTTTCGAACGATTGAATACAGTGCCTCCTGGCGTCTTGGTCAAGGACGGCTTGCCGATGGCCTTGGAGTCATCAAATCAGTTCCGACGAAACATTGCCGGAACATTAGGAGAGGATGAACTGTAATGGCAGTCTTGACTATTGAAGTTGCGGCTCCTGTTAGACGCGGCATAAAGTTTTCGAATGTTGTTGCCGACTTTGGTGACGGCTTCGAGCAACGCGCAAACAAGAATCAGGCATACTCTCGCGCCAATGGTCTTGGCGGAGTGTCTTCATACAAGGGCAGGAACCGGTTTGTCATTACGTGGGATGACCTGAAGCACATCAATGCTGATGGCTCCGCAGCTGCAACGGCAAACCGGTTGTGGGAATTCTTTGTCGCACGTCTCGGCGGACACGAGGCATTCTATTTCTACAACCCTGCTGAGGCAGCGATCGATCCAACTGGCGTGGCGACAACAGGCAGATACCTGGTTCGATTCGAGCAGCATGATTTAGAGCTGGAGGAGTTTGTATCGAACCTTCAGCGAGGCGGAATCAGTTTAATAGAAGTGAGGTCATAGTATGGCTCGTGGCTTGACCGCATCAGTTAAGTCTGAACTGCAAAACACATCACTTGTTGCTCCGATTTATTGTTTGCGCGTTCAGCGCCTGTCTGGCGGCATCTACTTGCGTTGGTCGGAGAAGAGTGTCACATTTGATGATGGGGCCGGTTCCGATCGGACATATGAGCCGAGGATACTGGACATCAGTGGTTTTGATTACTCGGCGGATGAGGCTGGGCCGATAACGATTACATTGTCAAACGTCGATGGAGCGATCACGACACTGGACAGGGCAGAGTCATTCGCCGGATCAAAGGCTGACTTGATTGCCTACCTTCCTTCACTTAACAAGTACTATGTCGTTTGGTCAGGCTGGTGTAATGATCTCGGTGAGTTGACGCAGCGTTATGCAGTCCTCGAAGCATTTCCTGTTACGTCTAACCCGCACGTCCACATTCCGCAGCGCAGTGTTGGGATCCCATGCAGTAATGTTTTTGGTTTCACGAACACATGGGTCAGCTCGAAGGACTTCGAAGGATCTGAGTGCCCATATCGAAGAGTATCAACTGTTGGCTTTGCATCGACGCTCAATGCCGGCATTGGAACCGGAGACACTGCCTTCAGAGTTGACTGGGCAGCAGGAGACGTTACGGCCGGAGCCGAATTGAAGAAGGGACACTCCATAAAGATCGACAGCGAGATCATGCTGATTGATACGACTCCGGCTTGGGTCGGCAACTCTCAGGATATAACAGTCCTGCGTGCTCAACGAGGAACGACTGCCGCCACGCATAGCATCGGCGCAACCGTCTTGTTCGCCAGCTGCTTCTTCGATACCGAAGATTGTAAGCGGCATGGCATGTATGGCAACAACTCGGCCGATACCTATTCAGGAGGTGCGAGGAAACGAAATTACTTCACAGGCTTCCCATTTGTTTCAGGCTGGCAGTTCGGCAACTACCGATCGAAGTCTGGCGAGAAGCCAAAGCCAATGCGTCTTGTGTTCTCTGGAAACGAGAGCGCATATGGTCGAATACTGCCGCTGGTCTATGGCAAGGTTCGCATCAATGATCCGGTCTTACTTCTCGTCAAGCCTGAAGGCGATTTCTTGACAACATTGTGGGCGGTGGCAGAAGGAGTCCTTGCGACGAATACGACGGATGACGATCAGACGACTCCGAGCAACGCCTATGTAAAGACGTCCGGTGTCGAGAACATATACGTGAACGGTGTGAGCCGGCACGATCCTCGTCCGGGTTATGGCATCGAATCGTACAACGGCGTGCAGGATCAGCCGGAGCCGTCCTCGGCCTTCATCACCGGCATCGCAGACTTCTCGACCAACTATCTTGGCTTTTGGGGCACGGCACGCGTGCTCTTTCGGATCAACACGAAGAATAACCCATCTGTTGATCTTCAGGGACAGACTGTTACAGGAGCCTTCGAGGTAGCGTTTGGTCGTGTTGTTCGCGTTTATACCGATCCATCGACATTCACGCGTAAGGCAACGACGGTTCCGGCTTGGGTCGGAATGGATGTGATGACTGCGAAGCGCGCAGGAGGAGGACTTGATCATGCGCGCTTGAACCGGCAATCATTCATTGATCTCGCATCTCATTGCAATGCGACTGTGACGAGTACGTTCGATGGAACGACGGTTCCGCGGTGGACATTCAATGGCATCCTCGATATCAGGAAGAGTTATGTCGAGTGGCTTCACTTGATCTTCCTTGGCTGTTATTGTTTGCCGCCATTTGTTGATAAGGACGGCTTGCTGAAAGTTAAGGCGCTGAAGTCAGAGTCACTGTCTGGCCTTCCTGAGTTCAGCAGTACGTCCGCAACGCTGACGCCTCGAACATATTCGCAAGACGTCCTACTGGACGCACCAGTCGGCTATTGGCGCGCAAATGAATCTGTTGGAACATCTATGGCTGATTCGAGCGGCAACAGCATCACAGGCACGCATCAGAATACTCCGACACTCGGCGTGACCGGCGCACTGGTTGGCGATACGGATAAGGCCATACAATATACTGGCTCCAGCAGTGAGTACACGACAATGGGCGATGTCGCGTCACTTTCATTTACGAATAGTAAATTCACGATTGAGTTTTGGGCCAATGTCCCTGACCCTGGTGCTGCGACGTTTGGCATTTTAGGCAAGAGAGGCGCAGGCTGGGAATATACCATACACAGGGAAGCATCAGACCCATATGTTGATTTTCGCGGATATCATAGCGGAGGAGCCGACAAGTATCACAACCCAATTCCGATCGCCAGCGTTGCCGATGGCAATTGGCATCATTGGGTCTTTACGGCCGACGATGTTAATTCATATGTCTATAAAGATGGCGTGTTAATCAGCACTGTTGCTCGCAAGTCTGCGACGGCGATGAGCAATACAACAGATCCTTTCGAGATTGGCAGAGCAGGCAGTGGCGTCGGCACTTATTATCTGACTGGATCGATTGATGAGATTGCGGTTTATAACTACAGACTGATGGACGATCGCATCCTGTCTCATGCAAAGACAGGTCAAGGTCAATTCCAGGTCATCGCGTCGCGCAACATACTTTGGGAGAATGATCACTCGACTCTTGTTAAGCAGCGTCGGCCGGTCTCGGAGATACCGAATGAGATCAGGGTGAACTATGTTGACAAAACGGACTATGCCAGAGTCAGCCTGACTGTTGCAGATCGATTGTCTCAGATCGATCTCGGAATCAAGCTTGGCGATAACAGCCGACGAGCCATTGTCAAGGTCATCGATCTGCCCGGCACGAGCACGCTGGACGAGGCAGCGAGGATTGCAACGCTGATCCTTCGAGCAGGAGAGTTTGGACAAGGAGGTTTGTCGAACAATCTCAAGGTTACGTTTCGGACGTTTTACCGTGACGCTGAGGATCTGGAGATTGGTGACATCATCAAGGTCACGGATGATCTGTTGAATCCTGCAAATGGAGAGGAATTCTTTCGTGTATCGGCGATCTCGAATGAACCAATGCCTGTTGAAGGAGGCGGCATTGTCTTCGGCAAGACGATCGAGGCAGTGTTGCACGCAAATGCGATATACGACGACACTGCGCTGACAGTATCGAAGTATGACCGGATTGATGGGCCTATACCTACTGATGGCGAGGTTCCGGCCGTAACGGGTTTTGGCGTTAATGAGGTTGGACAGTTTGATACGAACAACAAGCCGATGACCCATCTTCAGTTCAGCTTCACGGAGCCGAGTCCAAAGCACAACTTCAAGTGCGTTGCCCTTCACGTAACGGAGGACGACGGAGGAGGCAACCCGAATGAAGGAGCTTGGCAATATCTCGGCGATCTCTACAACTCCGGCGAGTTTATTCGCAACTTCGAGATCACGAATACCAGGCGCCACTTCTGCGCGGTCTCGCGTGCACTTTCTGGTCATGCCATGGACATTGGCACGAAGGACTCGGCCGGCAATTTCAAATACCCTCGCGCATCCGCGATCATCGATGGCATCACTGACGTTCTCCCTGCACCCGGAGGCATACAGATAAAGGTCGGCTCAGGCCTTGTGTTCCTTCAATGGGATGCTTATACGGGCAATGACCTTAAGCTGTTCAAGCATTTTCGGGTTTACAGAAACACCGTGGATGTCTTTGGATCGGCAACTAAAATCTCTGATCTTGACGGCACCCTGTTCATCGATACAACCGTTGCCCCGTCCACGACCTATTACTATTGGATTGTCGGATTCTCCGTGCTCAACGTTCAAGGTTCCGTGCCCGGCTCCGTGAACACAATGTCGGCCGCGAATGCCGGAGCTGATACCGGCATGCCCGATACGCCGATCATCGGCACTGTTCGTAACCTCGGCAGCTTCAATGTATCGGAGTATGAATGGTTCGTTGGAGTAGACAGGCCAGGGTCACCGGTCAACTGGGGTTCCGTTTACAAGACTGAGCTTCAGATCTCTCCTGATCAGACCTTCGCGACGTTTCCGGCCGGTCAATCCTTCGATGGTACGTCCTCAAACTCCGGCTTGACCGGACCTCCGATCACGATACCGTTCAAGGTAAACATTCCGGGCACATACTGGTTCCGTGCTCGTGTGCTGAATTCGTTCGGAGCGAGTGGTTGGACAACGCCTATTAGTCGTCAGACGCATTCCGGCGACAACACGACGAACGATACAGACTTGATGCCGGTTCCGGCGAGTTTGGCGATTGCGACTCAAGCCACACGGTCAGATCTTGCCGGCAATGAATTCGAGCTGTCATTCGAGATACCAATTGCAGAATCAGGATCGTATTGGGGCCACGCCGAGTACGTTCATGACTCCAGTACATTCCCGACTGCGACGAAGTTTTATGACAGCGTTGCATCCGGATCGTCCGGCAGTCTCAACTCTGGCGTCTCGAAACTTAGTTCTGTTACTCCGTCTCCGGGTTGGGGAGTCAATTCGCTGGTCGGCAAGGACGTCGTCATCTTCAGCCCACTTCGAGGAGGATCGCCGACATGGGACTATGAAGGCATGGTTGTGATGTCGAAGATTCTCGCCAACTCGGCTGATGAAATTAGTTTTGAGTTGCCGGCTGAACGCCAGCATAGGACGTTGACCGGTTGCAAGTTTTTCGTCGTCAACTCCGGAGCCGGGCATCACGTTCATGAGAAGGTCAAGTTTGCTGGACCTGTCGTTGTTAACGAAGGTGTCACGGCACTGACTGATGAACGGTCATCGAGGAAACGCAAGATCAAATTCGCAGCCGGCATTCCGACTGTGTATTGCTGGGCAGTCCTTTCGAATCTTCATGGCTGGGGCAAGCTGTCTGCCTCGGTCTCTGCGACGTTCGGAGGAGTTACAACGAACGAGATCAAGCTGCTTGCCGTTACCAATGGATTGATCGCATCAGGAGCCGTTACATCCGGAAAGATTTCTGTGGCCTCGCTCGATGCCATCTCTGTGTCGGCAGGAACGATAACGGCCGGCACTTTCATCGGAACCGTATTCAAGACCGCCACCAGCGGCCAACGCATCGAGATTGATTCATCCAATGGCCTTCGCCTTCTCGACTCTGGCGGTAATGAACTTGTGAAGATTCCGTTGAGTGGATCGCTGATGCGCGTTGTACAGATCCAGCCGATTGGAACTGGATCCACTGCCGGCACGTACATTGGCAATGGAGACTTCTCCAACTACATGCGGTTGCGCGATCGATTCGAAGTCAATCTTGGAGGCCTGGTATTCGAAATCACGACGACTGCTTTCCGGATCGTCGGCAGCATGAACATCGAGGTCGTTAATGGCTATGGAATACAAAACGCATCAGGCAATGCCTCGATCGCCTTTCCATCTGCCCAGATTCAAGGCTACATCAGCTCAACCGAGCGAATGAGAATTGATAACACAAGCAGCGCATCGCTGCTGCCATTGTGGCTGTATAAGAACGGAGCCTTGACGCAGTTGTCTTACGACGGCTCTGGCTTTGTGAAAATCTAAGGAGGAGAAGAGTGAGAATAGATTTGGATGCGCCAGTCGGCGTGATGCCGATCATAACCAACAAGCAGACGAGGACGGCCGAGGTCATCGACATCAATGGCCTCTCGCTCATCTCGATCGTCATCAACGCCTACACGGGCATTGCCCAGTTCGCCTTGGCATTCGGAGGTTACGATGCCAACGGCCGTTTCCATATGGCCGAAACGATGAAGGACGACGTTGCGGTCATATCGCTGACCCGGCAGGAGGCTCCTGAACTTTTCGACACTTTGTTCTGCGATGTTGATGGGAATCCTCGCTGCGAGTTTGATAAGCAGTTCTTTACGGAGCTGCTTGAGTCGCTGTTGCTGAAGATCGCATACAGGCAATGGGGCGGAAAGGTTCCGGATCTGAAAGCGAGCGTTGAAGGGCGCTGTTGTTTCGAGGCTCGTGGCGGAGTCGCGCTGCGT